TATAGAATATCAGGAGGTGAATCTTTTGAAGATGGTAAGAAAAAAGAATATGTTATCACACCAGAAATGATTAATGACATTAATCCAACAGAGATCAAAGATTCTTTTATACCTGAATCTATGAATAAAAAAACAAAAATGAAAAAAGTTATAAGATTAACTGAAACAGATTTAACAAAAATTGTTGATCGAGTTATTTCTGAGACCGCAGGAATTACCAGTGATTCTCGAGCATGGACACCAATCGTATTAGACTTAATTAATGATGATGAAACTATTGATGGTAAATTAGTGATATATGGTAAAGATTATCCTGAAGCATATGAAAAATTCCCAATAGACAAGATTGTTATTAATGTTGGAGGTATGCCACATTATGATGAACAAAAATCGGGTTATGATTCAAATACTGATGAATATATTGTTTATATGACAATTGGTGGGTCCGTTTCATTTATACAACATGAATTCAAACACGCATTCCAAGATCTTAAAAGATACTTAAACAAATCTAAACCAATTAAAAGTTCTAACTTCATTAAAAATCTTTATACTCCTGATTTTGAAAAATTCGTAATAAATGTATTTAGTGGTAGTAAAGATACTTTGGAATTAATCCTATATTATTATTATATGACATCTAAAGTTGAACAAGATGCATATCTTGAGAATATGTACGATGATCCGAGTTTCGCTAAAAGTGTTAAACGACAATTGGATTCAATATATAATTTTGATTTCATGAAAAATTTGTCTGAGGAAACTTGGGAAAAAATGAAAAATTCAAATATACCATTTGTGAATAGATTCAAAACTAAAGAAGATTTCGCTCAATATAGTGAAAAACGAATCAAAAAAGAAATTGAAGGATATAAAAAGAAAATTGATAAAATGTTATATTCTCACGGAAAAATGTAATTAAAATCGGTTGTAATGACCGATTTTTTTTACAACAAAATTTGACTAAACACTAATGTTGTATCTGAACTCGGATTTTGTTTTGAAACAACGATTTTTAATTCATCCCCATTATTTATTTGAATTTCAAAAATATTAATATTAAAATAAAGGGGGTTTATGACCCCCTTTTTTATTGACAAAAAAGTGTTTTAAGCTTATACTTGTACTAAGTAATTATTAATTAAAAAAAAAAGTAAAATGAGTGTATTAGATGCGATTGCAAAACAGTACGAAAACAACAAGTCTGGAAACAGTGCGAGTACAACTTCGTATGAACAAGACTTCAGTAAATATTTTGCTGTAAGACTTGAAGATGGAGCTAACGATGGTGAAATGACCATTAGAATTATGCCTCCTAAAACTGGGGTTCACCCACAAATTAAAGAAACTGAAACTCCTTTTGATGAAGGCCATTGGCACTATTTAAAAGTGGGTGGTAAGTGGAGAAAAATTTACTGTAGAAAACACAATGACGGTGAAGAATGTCCTTTGTGTAATGTAACAGATGAACTTTATCAGTCATGGAAAGACACAGGTAATAAAGAAGACAAAGAATTGGCTAATCAGTACAAAGCTAAAAAATTCTATATTGCTCGTCTTATTGATAGAGAAAAAGAAGATGATGGTATTAAATTTTGGAGATTCCCACACAATTATAAAGGTGAGGGAGCTTTGGATAAAATTATCCCTCTCTTCACTAAAAAAGGTGATATCACAGACCCTAGAGAAGGTAGAGACCTTACAATTATCCTTGGGCGTGATAACAAAAATTACACAAAAATTACATCCATTATGGCTGAAGACCCTTCAGTTCTAACAGACCCTAAATCACCAAGAGCTAAAGAATGGATGAACGACACAATGAGTTGGAAAGATGTTTACTCAGCACAACCTTTAGAGTACGTACAACTTATTGCTGATGGTGAAACTCCTGTCTGGGATAAAAATCTTAGTAAGTTTATTGCTAAAGGTGATGAAACAGAAGGTGAAACTTCATTTAAACAACCACAACCTGAGAAATCAAATAAACCTACATCCTCTTCTTTTGTTGAAGAAGATGAAGATGAAGCACCATTCTAAAAAATAACACATGGCTAAGACTATTAAAAAGAAAGATTTTTCTCTAGGTTCATTTAAAGAAAAATATAGTTCAAAAACAAAATATAAAGAAACTAAATATTATGATTGTGGTGAAGCATTTCATAAGTCATGTGGTCTACCAGGTCCAGTAATGTGTGGTATAACAATGTTTTTAGGTCATAGTAACTCATCTAAAACAACCGCTTTAGTTAAAGCCGCTGTAAGTGCTCAAAAACAAGGACATTTACCAGTTTTTATTATAACTGAAAGAAAATGGTCTTTTAGTCACGCTAAAGAGTTAGGTTTAGAATGTGAAGAAAATTCTGACGGTGAATGGGATGGTTTCTTTTTGTTCCGTGATGATTTTGATTACATTGAACAAATTACGGATTATATGAACGAATTGATTGATTTACAAGAAAAAGGTGATTTACCACATAGTTTAGTTTTTCTTTGGGATTCAGTTGGTTCTGTACCTTGTAAAATGACTTTTGACGGTAAGGGTGGTAAAATGCATAATGCCTCAACCTTATCAGATAAAATAGGTTTAGGTATTAGTGGTAGAATCAGTAAATCTAAAAAAGAAGATTACCCATATGAAAATTCATTAATAATCGTTAACCAACCATGGGTAGATTTACCGGATAATCCATTTGGTCAACCTGAAATTAAAGCTAAAGGTGGTGAAGCTATTTGGTTAGCATCTTCTTTAGTATTTCTTTTTGGAAATCAAAAAAAATCAGGTATTTCTCATATCATGGCAACTAAAGACAAAAGAAAAGTTTCTTTTGGTATTAGAACTAAAATTTCAGTGTTAAAAAACCATATAAATGGTTTAGGTTATAAAGATGGTAAAATATTAGCTGTACCACATGGTTATATTGAAGATACACCAAATTCTATTGAAGAATACAAAAAAGATTATTCTGATTTTTGGAAAAATAAATTAGGTATTGAATCTAATGGTGATTTTAGTTTGGAAGAGGATTCTGAAGATTTAGATTTTATAGGTGATTAAGGACTAATTGACGCTGGAATATATTTATATTAAAAAAATAATATGTACGAAAAAAGTGTCCGTCTTGTGACAAACAAATGAACTATAAAAATAAAAGATCTTTTAATAATTCAGTAAAAAATAATACTTGTTGTATTACGTGTAATAGAAGTGGTGAAAAAAACCCTTTTTATGGTAAAAAACATAAAAAAGAAAGTATAGAAAAAATAAATATTGAAAAGTTAAAAGAATTAATTAATGGTGGATTTGTTTTTATTAGTAAACCTGAAGTAATATTAAAAATATTTAAAAATGAAAATCAATTATGATGTTTTAAGAAGACTTAATAACGACTCTATTACTACTAATGGAGAACAAATGAATTGTTATTGGTTAGTTCAACAAGGTGTTGAAAAAATAATATATGATGAACATATTAGTGATATACACAAACAAATGTTAATTGATTTAGGCGTTGTTGAAGATTCTGAAGATGAACAAAGAAAAAATATTGTAGGACCCTTTAAATTCTCAGAAGATGGGTCTACGAACTCCTAAGAGTAAACCAAAAAGAACAAAAACACTAATTGTCGATGGTAACGTTCTTATGAAACGTTCTTATAACGGGGCTAAGAACGTTTACCATAAAGACAAACATATTGGTGGTATATTTGCCTTTTATAGCACTTTACGTAAAATAATTGTTGAACATAAAATTGATAAGGTAGTCATTACTTGGGATGGTGAACGTGGTGGCACATTACGTTTAGATTATTACCCTGAATACAAAGGTAATAGACCTAGATTCTTTGACCAAGACTACGAGTTACAAAAACTCAGAGTTAAAGAATATGCTGAAGACCTTTTTATTAGACAATACGAACACCCTGACGTAGAATCAGATGATTTAATAGCGTTTTATTGCCAAAGTAAAAAGAAACTAGAAGAGGTTATGATTTACACCAATGACAGAGACTTATGTCAGTTAATTAATGAAGATGTAACAATCTTTTTAGCTGATAAAAAAATGGAAGTCGGTGTTGGTAACTACCAATGGTTTTTTGAACACCACTATCAAAATGCTGGGTTAATAAAAATTATTGAGGGTTGTACAAGTGACAACATTAAAGGTATTGATGGTGTAACAGAGAACACATTATTAATCCATTTCCCACAATTAAAAGAACGTAAGGTTACTTTGGATGAAATATTTGAACAAAGCAAACTGATACAAGAAGAAAGGGGCAATAAACCACTCAAAGTTATTGATAATATCATCAACGGAGTTTCAAAAGGTGTGCATAGAGGACCATTTTATGAGATAAATCAAAAAATAATAGATTTAAATAACCCCTTATTAACAGAAGAGGCTGGAGAATCTATTAAAAATTTAGTAGATTTACCATTAGACCCCGAAGGTAGAGAATACAAAAACGTTTTAAAAATGATGTTAGAAGACGGTGTAATGTATGCGATACCTGGAGGGGAAAACGGTTATCTAAATTTTATGGAACCATTTATTAAATTATTAAAAAAAGAAAAGTTAAACTTTAAAAATTAAAAAAAATGAAAAAATTTGAATTCGTGTTTTTTATCAACAAGCACATAATTTGCCAACGGTATTTTACTGTTAAAAATTTTAACAAACAGTCATTAAAGTCTATGGACATTATTGATTGTGCTAAAACTGTTACAGAAATGATTAAAAGAGATTTAAAAAATAAGACTTATGAATTCTTATGGAGTCAGTATAATCCTTATTTTGAACAGAAGGTTGAAGACATCGTTAAAGATGATAATACAGTCGAAGACATCTTTGATTTCCAAATTAAAGTGGACGAAGTAGTTGTTGCTCACACACAAATTAGAGGTAATGATTATCCACAAAGAGTT